TTTCTTAAAATGTTTGAATCTACTACAAAGTGTTGTACACAGAATGGAGTACGTGGAGGCTCATCTACAACACACTTTCCTTTTTGGCATAAAGAGATTCAGGAAATCTTAGTACTAAAAAATAATAGAGGAACAGACGATAATAGAGTCCGAAAAATGGATTATTCAATTCAATTCAATAAGCTCTTTTACAAGCGCTTTATTGATGATAAGCCTGTTACTCTTTTTAGTCCTCACGATGTTCCAGATTTGTATGATGCGTTTGTCTCTGGTTCTGATTCTTTTTATGAATTGTATGAACAGTATGAATCATCTAGAAAAGTTCCTAAGATGAAAATATCCGCTCGTAAGTTATTCATGCAGTTTTGTCAAGAGCGAATTGAAACTGGTAGGATGTATGTAATGAATATGGATCATGTTAATGAGCATAGTTCTTTTCTTGATAGTGTTAATATGTCTAACCTATGTCAAGAAATTACATTACCTACAACCCCTATAGAACATATTGACGATCAGGAAACTGGTGAGATAGCTTTATGTGTCCTTTCGGCTATTAATGTTGGTACAATTAATAAGCTAGATCAATTAGAAAAGATATGCGAGAATATAGTAACTGCATTAGATTACATTATTGAGCATCAATTATACCCAGTTAGCGCTGCTCTTAATATGAAAAAGCGTAGAAGTATTGGAGTAGGTATTACTAATTTCGCATATTATTTAGCTAAGAATGGAGTATCATATGATGATAAAGAAGCTCTCAAAGTAACTGATGAGTTAGCAGAGGCTATCCAATACTACCTACTTAAAGCATCTAATAATCTCGCAAAAGAAAAGGGTAAGTGTGAGTGGTTTGATCGTACGAAGTATAGCAAAGGTATATTACCAATTGATACTTACTGTAAAGAAGTAGATAATATTGTTAAAAGAAAATACACATATGATTGGGAGAAGCTTCGCACAGATATTAAAGAGCATGGTTTGAGAAATAGTACACTTACTGCTCTAATGCCTTGCGAGAGTTCTTCATTGGTGACTAATTCAACAAACGGTATTGAACCTCCAAGAAGCTTAGTTACAGTTAAGAAATCTAAACAAGGTCTTATTCCGCAGGTTGTTCCAGAGATTCAAAAATATAAAAACAAATATAGTCTCGCTTATGAAATGTCCGACAACAAAGGATATATAAATATTTGTGGAGTGTTGCAAAAGTATTTTGATCAAGCTATATCTGCAAACCATTATTACAACTTCAGTAAGTATGAGGAGAATAATCTCCCGCTTTCAGTTGTAGCTAAAGATATCTTATATTCGTATAAGGTCGGGCTTAAAACATTATATTATGCTAATACTGATGATGGTAAAACTGATAATGCTCCTGAAGAAAGTGATTGCCCTGGTGGTGCATGTAAGCTATAATAAGACCAGATGAAGAGTATTATTAATAAAGATAATGTCGATACAACCAAGCAACCGTTGTTTTTTGGTGCGGGGTTAAATTTGCAGAGATACGATAAGTATCGTTATAAAAAGATCTATGATTTATTTCTTCAGCAATTAAGCTTTTTCTGGAGACCGGAGGAAGTAGATTTATCTGGTAAAGAAAAAAACGACTATGAGACTCTTACGGATCATCAGAAGTTTATATTTACAAAGAACCTAGGTTATCAGATTCTTTTAGATTCTGTTCAAAGTAGAGGTATCAGTCATCTATTAGAAGACTGTAGTAATCCAGAGTTTGAAGCATTTGCTAAGACCTGGGAGTTCTTTGAAACGTTACATAGCTATTCTTATACATATATTATTAAGAATGTTTACCCAAACCCTTCTGACGTTTTCGATAGTATTTTATCTGATCCCGAAATTATTAAACGAACAACATCTGTTACAAAATATTATGATGATCTTATTGAAACCATTCCTAACGAATCAGTAGATGATAGAAAGAAAAAACTTTATCTTACTTTAGTTAGTATTAATATTTTAGAGGGTATTAGGTTTTATGTTTCGTTCGCATGTTCATATTGTTTTGCTCAGAATAAAACAATGGAAGGAAACGCGAAGATTATTTCATTAATTAATCGTGATGAGAATCTTCATTTAGCTTCTACGCAAAATATATTAAAGTATTTGCGTGACAATGAAGAAGAAGGATTCCAACATATTGTAAAAGAATGTGAGCCTGTTGTTAAGACAATGTTTGAAGATGCTGCTAAAGAAGAGATGGAGTGGGCAAAGTATTTGTTTAAAGATGGTTCTATGTTAGGTCTAAACGATGAGATACTAATACAGTATATGAAGCATTTATGTAATCGTAGGACTAAAGCGGTTGGTGTTGAAAATGTCTTTGAAGATACTCCGAACCCTATTCAATGGATTAAAAACTGGACTGAAAGTAAACACGTACAGGTTGCTCCTCAAGAGACACAAATAGAAACCTATAAGGTAGGTTCATTCAAACAAGATACATCTGAGACAGATTTTTCTGACTTCAACTTTTAGTACTTTTTGAACCATTAAATCTGGTTAGGTCAAGCTGCTGTAGAGGTTTCTCTATTTTAAGCTTACCTAACCATTCATTTTGTACTACTAGCTTACTGCCACCAACAATTTTGCCTTCGTGGACATCGTATATAAAGAAGACTGTCTTTACAAACCCTACTCGTATAATACGACCCGGTTTACCATCCACAAAGACAACATCATCAGTTTTATAATCTCCGCCTACAAATACAAATATAGAAGCTGCTAGTTTTTTTATACTAGATTGAAATAGTAATAATAATAAACCAGCAACAAACAACCAACCATAATCACCGATTAAGTTTTTTGCTATGTTCTCTAGATGTTGAGGTTGAAATCCTGATGGCTCCATGTAAGTATTTAATTGCGTTTGACATAAATACTTAAGATGAACAAAATATTTAAAATCATTAAGGAATATAAAAAAGAGATTGGAGGTCTACTCCGACACGCCGCTACCATAGCTGGAGGTGTTTTGATCGCTAAAGGCTCTCTTACTACTGATAGTTTCCATTTGATTTTAGGTGCTTCTACAAGTATAATTGGTACAGGTTGGTCATTTGCTAATAAGATTTCTCAAAGAAAAGAAGTCAAAACCGCTTTATCTACAGACCCTGTTACCGGTGATGTTACTCGTAAATTTAACGAGGAAACAAAAACTTGGGAAAGCGCTTAATATAATGCATACAGGTTATCTTTATATTATAAGCAATAGATCTTGGCCTGGGTGGATAAAAATAGGAACTACAAAGAATCTAAAAACTCGTCTGCAAACTTATCAGACGGGTTCTCCCTTTCGAGATTATGAGATTTTATATTCTATAAAGCATCCAGACTATTTAAAGGCAGAGAAGAATATAAAAATACAAATGGCTCATTTTGCTAAACAGATAAGAAATGAGTGGTATGAAGTAGATATTGAGATTGCTAAAGTTAGATTAGCAGAACAATTAGACAATTACTTTTACGGTGAGTGTGATTATGAAGAAAAGTATGAGCACGTACCGTTAAGAGATTTTATTTATAAATAATTATAATGACATTTGATCAATTAAATGAAGCAAATGAGATTATCTTGCAAGAAGGACCTTTTGCAAAGGCTCTTGCAGCGTTAGGTATTTTAGGGGCCACGTTAGGTGGCCCCGGCGAAGTACAAGCCAAAATGCCTACTCCAATAACTCAAGCTATTAAACAAGATCAATCTTATTACGATTATATTGCACCGAGTGAAGGTAAAGGTAAAGCTGGTCGCCCCGGGTACGCGTACAAAGACCACAAAGGTTACTTAACCGTTGGAGTAGGCCATCTTGTTTTACGAAATGATAAGGTCTTACAACAAGTAGCGGGTAGAGATTATAATAATGTTATTCGAGGTCGTACTCCTTTGTCTGATAAGCAAATGGAACAATTATTCAATATAGATGTAAAGGCTAAAATAGCTGCAGCTAAACGTAAGTTGCCTGCATTTGATTCTTACCCTCAGTACTTGCGTAATGCTATTGTAGATGGTTTCTTTAGAGGAGATTTATCAGGTAGTAAGAATACTTTAGGTTTAATGAACAAAGGCGAATGGAAAGCAGCCGCTAAAGAATATCTTAATCACGCTGGTTATAGAACTTCTAAGGAAGATGGCACTGGAGTAGCTGGCAGAATGGAACGAAACGCTGCTGCCTTTGGTATGTATGGAGGAGGTTCAGCACCACAACAGCCAGTAAAGACTGACTTCTATACAGTTAAGTCTGGAGATACATTAAGTAAGATATCTAAAATGACAGGTAAGTCAATTAGAGATATAATGCAGAAGAATAAAATTACCAACCCGAATAAGATTAGTGTCGGTCAAAGGCTATCTATTTAACTACCAATCTTTACAAGCTTGATATCTAGCTGTACCTGGTTTAGCAGAACTACATTTATGTCTAGCCCTAAAGCTTTTTCTTCTTTTAGTATTAGCTTTACCAGATACTTTTACGCCTTTTTGACCCCAATGAATTCTTTTGTATCCTTTACCATCAGGATTCTTAACGCATTTCATCCACTTTTTACCTTTAGCAGTACTACTTGCTTTTTTAGTTGATTTAGTACATCTTGCTGCTTCTGTCTCTACGGAATCGCAATGATAGTTTAAATATCGTTGCGCTGCTTTAGCGGTATTGTTGCCTTTATTCTTCTGTTTAGACTTTAAAGCTCGTGCTTTAGTACATGTAAGTTTACCTTTGGTTTGTCTTTTTAGTATACCAGGTCTTACTGGATCGTGTATGCCTTCTTTAGAAAT